GCTTTCCTGTCGCGTGTTGCGTGGGATACTGTTATCAGACCGGCGCTTGCAACGGGTGAAGGCCACGCGCTTTTTATCAGTTCGCCAGATGGTTTAAATCATTTTTACGATTTTTACAAGCGCGGCGTTATAAAATTCGACAACGAATGGATATCTTGTAAGTTTACAACGATTGAGGGCGGTTGGGTGTCGATGAAAGAAATAGAATCGGCACGCAAAGAGCTTGATAGCCGAACTTTTGAGCAAGAATATCTTGGCGAGTTTAAGAGTTTTTCGGGCCGCGTTGCTTATGATTTTTCAGAAGATAATTATCGGCATGAGTTAGTTCATAATCTGCAAAAACCGCTTGAGCTGTGTTGGGATTTTAACCGCTCTCCCGGTATCGCCGCAATAGTGCAAGAGCAAATAATGCCCGGCCAATTTGAATACATCGAAACCGGCAACGGTGTAATAAAATCGCCCGTTATCGGCTCAGGCGTAATCGGTGAAGTTCACATCCCGCGCCATTCTAACACGCTGCTGGTGTGCCGAAAGCTTTACGAGGACTGGAAACACCACAAGGGCGAGATAATCTTCTACGGCGACCCGGCAGGCGGTAACAAAACTTCGCAGGGCGTTCAAGGCTCAGATTGGGATTTGATAAAAGATTTTTTTGAACAAACAGACTGGCGGCACCGAATGACTTTCGACGTGCCACGCGCCCACCCGTCGGTCAGGTCGAGAATTAATGCAATGAATTGTAGAATTAAGTCGATTGATGGTATAATAAGATTCATGGTTGACCCCGTTGCCGCGCCCCATGTTGTTGAAGATTTCGAGCGGCTAACTGTGCTTGAAGGCTCTAATGGCGAAATTGATAAGAAAAGCAATCCTGCAATCGGGCATTTATTCGACGCAGTAAGCTATCGTGAAGCACAGAAATACCCGGTTGATGAAGCGACCCGCATTATAACGGTAAAAGATTTTTAAGGAGCAAATAAGATGTTTGAAACCTTGCCCATGACGATAACAAGCGCCAAAGGCCCGGCTTACAAGCGGCAGGAACTTGAATGGCAGATGATTAACGCGCTGCTTGGTGGCACTGGTGCAATGCGGGCGCATGGTCAGACTTATTTGCCCGCGCTTGATAATGAAACCGATAAAAGATACAAAAAACGGCTGTCTAAGGCTGTTCTTGCGCCCTTTTTCAAGCGTGCCGTAGGCTTTTCAACCGGCAAGGCTTTTTTCAGGCCGATTACCGTTAAGGCGGTCGATGAGAAAAGCACAATAAGCGAGAAAATGCAAGCGGTAATTGCAGACGCGAACAGAAAAAGCGATTCACTAAATAAGTTTGCTGCTTCAGGCTTTAAGAATGGGCTTGCCAAGGGGTTGGGTTATATCTACGTTGAGGCCGATGCCTATGATGCGACCAAAATACGCACAGAGGCCGATTTTAAAGCCGCAAACATCAGGCCGTATCTGCTTTTCATTCCCGCCGAAGATGTTCTTGATGCCGATATCGACGCAGACGGCAATATCATTTATGCAAAGATTCTTGAAAAATACACACGGTTTAACAATGAAACAAAGGCTACCGAAGAAACCACGCGCATTAGACTTGTAACTCAGAATTTTATCGGCATTTATGAAACGCCGCAGGCTGTAACAACCGCTTATAATAGCAAAGTCGGCACTTTCAGCTATTCGATGGTTGGCGAGCAAATGATTAACGCGCTCGGAAAAGTGCCGCTTGTGCCTTTCTATGCAGGCGAAAAAATCACCGAATTTGAAGCAGTAGGGCCGTTTCTTGATTTGGCTTACACAAACGTGCAGTATTTTCAGGACGAAAGCACACACGAAATGGCTATTTCAACGGCTGAATTTCCGATTCTTGCAGGCAAGGGTAAGGGTTCTGATATTGAAATCGGGCCGCATAAGATTGTGATACTACCCGCTGACGGTGATTTGAAATACGTCGAGCACTCGGGCGCGGCTCTTGAAGCTGGCAGGCGTAATCTTGAAGAATTGCGCATTAAAGCGGCTTATTGTGGCCTGAAGGCGCTTTCTGCTGATTCTACCGGCTCAAGCAAAACAAAAACCGCGTCAGAAGCCGAAATGGATTACATCGACAATAATTCTGATTTGAAAGTTGCCGCCGATGCTTTTGAAGATTCGTTAAACATGGCGCTGTGGTATGTTCAGCGGTATCTAGGTGAAGTTAAAGACGATGAGCCTTCAAAATACATGGCGAAAATGAATGGCATGTTTTCGGTCACTGCAAGCGATGTGCAGGAAATTGGCTATCTGATGGAGCTTAAAAATCTCGGCCAGATGCGCCTTGAGAACTTCTACAAAGAACTTAAACGGCGCGGCACGCTGTCTGATGATTTTGATATTGAGTCAGAGGTTGAGTTTGCAATAGAAAATGCTGATATTCCGGCGGGGGCTTCAAATGATTGATTTAAACAAGTATCGTGAAGAAAAAACGCCGCATAAAGTTAGCGAAGTCATCTGTGTGAAGTGCTTTCGCCGATGGATTGCAGTTAGGCCCGTCAGCACTTTGCTGAAAGACTTGCATTGTGAAGGCTGTGGCGCGGGTTTTGTGATTGAAACTGGCGAAACAGAGGGCTTTAACGATTAGTAATTTACTTGCAAGGCGACAGTTTATATGCTATTTTCTTTGCAAGAGGTAATATATGAATCTAAAATATGAATGGAATTTAAAAGATTATATTTTTTCAAAAAACAGAGGAAAGGTGTTTTCATGTTTTGCATGTGGTGGCGGCTCGACTATGGGCTACAAATTGGCTGGCTTTGATGTTATTGGTTGCAATGAAATTGACCCTCGAATGATGGACATTTACAGAGCCAATCATAATCCGAAATACTCTTTTCTTGAATCAATTCAAGACTTTGCAAAACGTGAAACATATCCGGATGAGCTTTATAATCTTGATATTCTTGATGGTTCTCCGCCCTGCAGTAGCTTCAGCATGGCTGGAAGCAGGGAAAAAGCATGGGGCAAAGAAAAGAAATTCAGAGAAGGGCAATCAAAGCAGGTTCTTGATACTTTGTTTTTTGATTTTATTGATTTGGCTAAAAAACTCAAGCCTAAAGTCGTTGTTGCTGAAAATGTTAAGGGGCTTTTAATAGGGCGGGCTACGGCCTATTTACATAAAATATTGAAAGCATTTGATGGCGCGGGCTATTATGCTCAGTATTTTTTGCTTGATGCTTCGAAAATGGGTGTGCCACAAAGGAGGGAAAGGGTATTTTTTATCTGTTTGCGAAAAGACCTTGCAATCCCTTTTTTGTATCAGGCTACGCTTTTTGATGTTTTGCCAAAAATAAGCCTAGATTTTTCAGAAAAGGAAATACCGTTTAAAGATGTTAGTGACAATTCAGACTGTTCAAAAAATTTATCTCCTTGTATTCAAAGGTTATGGGATTTAATGGGCAATAAAAGCGGGGGGCTTGATTCAGTTCACCCCAATCAAGCCTTTTTTAATGATGTAAAAGTAGACATGGAAAGACCAAGTTTTTGTTTAACTGCTGCGGGAAAATTATATCATGGTATATACCCAAGAAAATTAAACATTACTGAAATTTGCAGAATTAGCTCTTTTCCGCAAGACTATGATTTTGGCAAAGAAAAGCCTGCCTATGTTTGTGGTATGAGTGTGCCGCCAATTATGACCGCAAGAGTGGCAAATGAAATTTATATCCAATGGTTAAGCAAGATAGGATAGATTATGGCAAGCATTTCTGAACAATTAAGCGATATATATATGGCCCGCGCTTTCGACCTCGAAAAGGTTAAAAACGCAAGCGCGAAAGACATCAGCAAAATTCTTGAATCTTTGATAGCCGAAATTATCAGAGAGCTTGAATCTGTTGACCCTACTGGCGTTCAGCGTTCTGCCTATCAGCAAGAGCGGTTGAATAAACTGTTTAACATGGCCGATAAAACTATTAAAAGCCAATACAAGATGATTGCAGGCAATATGACAACTGAACTGCTAACACTTGCTGAAATAGAATCAATGTTTGCAGCAAAGGCTATCAATAGCGTATTAAAGGTTGATTTGGTTGATTATGCCCTTTCGCGCGAAGTGCTTGAAGAATTGGCGAAAGATACGCTAATTCAGGGTGCGCCGTCGTCTACGTGGTGGTCAAAACAAGCCTCATCATTGCAAGATGAGTTTAAGAGGGTTATGCGCGTGTCGGTTGCGCGTGGTGAAACTTTGGGGCAGATGACTGCTAGAATCAAGGGCACTCAAGATGTTACAAAGTTGGGTGTGAAAGGTAAAGTGCCGGGCGTTACTGATGAAATGTTGCGGGCGGCTTTGGGTGAGCCGGGGATGATTAAAAAAGCCAATCGTAACGCTAAGGCTATCGTTAAATCATCTTATCAGGCAGTTATGGGTAGCGCCCGCATGGAAGTTTACAAGCAAAACAGCGACGTAATCAAGGGGGTCGAGTATTTCGCAGTTTTAGACAATCGCACAACCCTGCTCTGTCGGGCCTATGACGGGTCGCAATACACATCAGACGGACGACCAATAGGTAATACAAAATTACCTTTCAAGCAACCTCCAATTGACACGCACTGGGGTTGCCGGTCGATTTTACTTCCCATCATGCGAAGCCTTTCAGAGATTCTTAATATACCGAATATTCCTGATATTCCAAAATCAACGCGCTCTGCCTTCTCAGAAACCGGCTTACGCGGACAAGTTTCAGGTGATACAAACTTTGATAAGTTCATGCGAAGTATGGCACCCGAGGAAGGCTCAAAGATTCTTGGCAAAAAGCGTTATGAACTTTGGTCTAGCGGCAAAATCACGCTTCAGGATATGTTAAATTCTGAGGGCAACGTAATGACGCTGAAACAGCTTAAAGACAAGACCGACAAGGGTTTATTTTGGGCTGATTGATTTTGCTTTACTTTTGCGATATAATTAAATTATGAAACCATACGGCAGAACAAAGCACCTGAACGCAAATTATCAAGATGCACACATGCCAAAAGAGGAAATGTGGTGGTCTGATATAATCCCGCCACGCAAGAAGTCTGAGCGCCAAAAGTCAAAGCGCGAAATTGAAAGGGCGCTGAAAGAGATAAACGATGAGCTTGACAACCGCCCTGATTCACAAGAGCACTAATCCCGTTTTCAATGATTATATCGGCGATGGCCTGTTTAAATCGCCCTCAAAGCTGATTGAAGCAATCAAGCCGCGCAATCATCAGGAAGCTTTTATCGTTGGCTGTTCTCCGACTTTGCACAAGCTCACTGACGCGCAACTTGCTCGCATTAAAGCAGGCTTTTCAGTTGGCACAAGCTCTATTGCTTTATTCAGTGGCCTAATGGTCGATTTAATGACAGCAGAATGCGGCCCGTTTGTCGAAACTGATACAGGCAAGGCCGTGTTAGATGCAATCAGTAGCCGATACAATCGCAGCGACCGGCTTTTGTTGGTTAAAGATGCCTTTTTTGACAAAACAAACGATTGTCAAGACCTGATTAACGCTTGCAAGGCGGCCGATAAACTGAATTGCTTTATCACGCCCGACTATTTCATGCCGGGCCATGACATAGAGCGATTGCAGGCAAATTATGCAGCCTTCTTTAAGGCTTTGGGTGATAGCGTGCCGCCTTTCTTCATTCGTCGCAGGGCTTCAATCTCTATGGCGTTGTTTATCTTGCTTTGCGCGGGGTTTAAAAGGGTTCATTTTGTGGCTTGCGAGCTTGAAAATCAGGATTATTACTACGGCTCAGGCAATGGTGGTTTGCATTTAACTGAAGACGCCCGATTCGGCTTGCCAATCTCAGACGTTATCGGCGCGTTGATTCGTGGGTATAATTCGGCGACAAAAGAACCGGCAGAGTTGTTTTCTTTTGGCGGCAGATTGGTTAAAAAGGGCGTTGCAAAAGATTTTGAGCTATGAAAGAATATTTAAAACAATTTCAAAAACAGGCAAATTTGATAACAGCAGATAAGAAATCTGCCGTTGATTTTCTTGTAGAGGCTGGCATTTTAACCAAAAAGGGCAAGTTAAAAAAGAAATATTGTTATAAAATTTAAAAAAGTTCTTTACAAATAAAAACGATTGTGTAATAATATGATTGTGATTAAATTTTAAACAAAAGAGGTTTATATGGAAATTTCAAAAGAAAACGCAATTCAGGCTTTTAAAGTGTTTAATTCCGATTGGATGTGTCGTGATTTTCATTTTGAAGTCGGTAAAACATACCGACATGATGGCGGCGTTGTTGCTTGTGCTTCAGGCTTTCATGCTTGCAGAAAAGTTGCAGATTGTTTTGGTTATTACGATTTTAATCCTAATAACAAAATCGCCGCTGTTTTGCAGTGGGGCAAGATTGATGATTCAGACAATAATAAAATTGCGTCTGAATACATTGAAATAATCAAAGAGATTTCATGGGCTGAAATGTTGGAATTAGCAAACACGGGGAAAGGTTGTTCTGGCCACTGGAACAGCGGCCACTGGAACAGCGGCAACAGGAACAGCGGCAACAGGAACAGCGGCCACTGGAACAGCGGCAACAGGAACAGCGGCCACTGGAACAGCGGCAACAGGAACAGCGGCAACAGGAACAGCGGCCACTGGAACAGCGGCGACAGTAACAGCGGCGACAGTAACAGCGGCAACAGTAACAGCGGCCACTGGAACAGCGGCCACTGGAACAGCGGCCATTTTAATTCAACAAAACCAACCACCATCCGCGTGTTTAACAAAGAATGCAACATAGATGAGTGGAATAATGCAGAAAAACCAAGTTTTATATATTTTTATTTAACAAAATGGGTCGATTTTGACAAAATGGATTCTGTAGAAAAGAAAAACAACCCCAACGCCGAAACATGCGGCGGCTATTTAAAAAACTTAAATTACAAAGAAGCATGGGTAGAATCTTACGTAAAAGCAACGCCAAAAGATATTGAATTGCTGAAAAAGTTGCCGAACTTTGATGCTGATGTGTTTTTTGAAATTAGCGGAATTAGATTGTAATATTGCCGCCTTCGGGCGGCTTTTCTTTTTGCTTGATTTGTGATAATATGGCGCGGGGGTATTTATGAAAAACTGTGGTTATTGTAAATTCTTTGTAAGAACGCTGCTCGGTTGTTATTGTTCTAACGAAACTGCTTTGGTTTGGCTTAGAAACTATGAAAGCAGAACCTTTTGCGGTTATCCTTTTTTCGGAATGGCTAGTCGTTCTGCCGATAATGCCGCTTGCCCGATGATTGAGGAAGCAAAATGAACTTTCTCTTGAGTTTTTGGCACGACGAAAACTGGCAATCAAGCTATACCGCTGATGATGTAGCTCTTTGTGCCGATATGATAAGGCGCAACTACAAAAAGCCATGCAAGATTTATTGTGTGACCGATAAACCCGAAAGCTTGCGCAAAGATATAATACCATTGCCGATGTATCGCGACTTCTGCGAGTTAGGGCACTGTTACCGGCGTTTGTCGGCATTCGCGCCCGATTTTGGCGAAATGATACCGGGTAAATTCTGCTCGGTCGATTTGGATTGTGTAATAACCGGCGATTTAACCGACTTGCTCGACAATTCGCCTGACTTCGCAATCTGCAAAGATTATCAACCGCCGCAACCGTATAATGGTAGCTTTTTTGTGCTCACACCCGGCGCAAGGCCGCAGGTTTATGAGCAATTTAAAGCAGACCCTCAAGGCATGATAAAAAAGGCGCATGAAACAGGTTTTACAAGCTGCGATCAAAGTATAATTGCCTATCTTCTGAAAAATGAGCGCGTGTATTCGGAATCAGATGGCTTCTACAGCTATAAATATAACATCAAGCGCCAATTTAACGGCAACCTACCTGAAAATGCAAGATTTATCGCTTTTCACGGGCACCCGAAGCCGTCAGAAGTTAATCTGACGTGGATTAAGCGATATTATCGGCCCTCAAAACGTGCAATCGTTCTAGGCGGCGCTTCCGGCGTTTGGCAAGAGCTTGAAAGCCTTGGCGATATTAAAGATACCGCCTCGATCTTTGCTGTTAACGACTCAATCGCGGCCTATTCAGGCAAAATTGATTATGCAATCACACTGCACCCTGAGAAAATGCCGAAATGGAAGCAAACGCGGGCAAATAACGGTTATGACATGGCCTTTAAATCTATCGGATTCGGCAGACGCGGCTTTTCGATACCGAAAGAAACCGATTATTACCTTGATTTTTGGTATCAGGATGGTGTAAAATGTTCAAGTGGTTCTAGTGGGTTATTTGCGGTTAAAGCGGCTCTTGAGCTTGGGTTTGATGATGTTATTCTTTGCGGCGTGCCGATGGATGGCGGTATTAACATTCACCGGGGCAAAGAATGGGCTGATTTTAAAGGTTATCGTGATGCGTGGCTTGAGCAGTTGCCACGCCTCAAAGGGCGCGTGTTTTCGCAGAGCGGCTGGACTAGAGAACTGTTGGGTTCATTTATTTAAAAATGGGGGAGCGTAAAATGTGGCCGAATAACGACAATGACAAATTAGCGGCAATCGTCGCAATAGTTGCCTTTTCTTCTTTAACTATTGTGGCTATTTGCGACGCATTAGTTAAGATTTTCGCGAAATAAAAAGGGGGAATTTTATGGTTATTGATATGAATACGGGTCTAACGCTTTCCGACGGCGTCGGATCGCATTTTTCGATTGATACAAGCAATTTGAAAGTTACAGGCGTTCTGCCGAAAGAGCTAACCGACGCGCAAATTGAAAGCGCCTGTCTATCTTATCGGCACGATTTCGGGTTGCTTTCCGAATACGAACAAAGACTGATTAGAAACCAGTGCAAATGGTGGTTTGAAGCCATTCGCAAGGAGTTTGAGTCATGAACGAAAAACAAAAAGAATACAAAAGAGCGATTTTTATTAACAATATCTTCGGCTTTGCGTTGATGGTTGCTTACTTTTGGTGCTTGGGGCAGGGCTATCTTATTCACGGCCTTTGTTTCGCACTGTTTTATAATGCTCTCAGAATCGCCGTTTCAGACTTGCGCCGTGCGATTGAGTCAGAGCTTTATTGTGATACAATGCTTATGAACGCAAGCATTATGGCGAAGGCTATCAATATCATTGCTGACAAGGTAAACAAATGATTGATTATACTCTGCTTGGAATAACTATCGCCCTCATGCTTTCGCCTGTTGCGTATGCTTATGGCTTCTATCGCGGCAAGAGGGCCGAAAGAGCGAAAAATGCCGCGCTATTGCACGAAAAATGGCACAACGAATATGAGCAAGGCAATTTGAGCGGCTATTGCAAAGCTTGCGGCCTTGTAGACTGGCAGTATCCGACTTGCGAGCGTTGCAAGAATGGCAAGCCACTACGAGCTGAAGGCTTTTCTTGGAATCCGATGTTTGAGAGTATTCATTTTGTTTGCGATAAGTGCAAACTTACAAAGAACATCAACACAAAATACAGTGTTGAGTTTATGAAAAATCTATTCGGGAGAAAATAACATGCCAAAGGCACTTGAAGAAAAACTGAAAAAAGAAGCCAAGAAGAAAGGCTTAACCGGGGCCGAATTTGATGCCTACGTTTACGGGGCGCTCAGAAAGGCCGGATGGGTGCCGAAGGTTAAGAGGTCGAAAAGATGAAAACATCAAAAGCCATGCGCGACCATTTGCACGCTGAACACATGAAACAGAATTTCTGGATTAAAAAGGCTAAGTGTTTTCTTGCGCCGATCTTTATTCCGTTGCATTTTGTTTTTGTTATTTTATGCGCAGTTGCCGATGGTGTATTAGTCTTCTCTTTGGCCCTTGCATCTGGGTTAAGTTGCGTTTATGATGATTATTGCCGAGGCTATTTCAGTAAACTTTATTTACATTTACGATACTGGAATAAAAAGTCAGCGGCTGATTATATTTGTTATTCAACCTTGGATGGTGACGAATGAAAAAATGCGAAACATACGCGCAGAAAAAAGCAAAACTAGGGTTTTTAAAATGCGGCTGGTGGTGGAAAAAAATAGCATTCGGATTTTATCCGATTACAATTCCCGTGGCCTTGTTTATTATTCTGATTATCTGTATTATTGATAGCATGATTGCTGCTTGCAAGGAATTTTCTGCTAATTTTGCTTATTTTTGGCAAGATATTTTTCATGGTAAAAAGCCATTCGGCATGTTTGAGGCCATGTATGCCGGTTGGTTTATTTGGAGTCATCGGAAGGCCGCTGACTATCTTTTTGGCGTAACCGATAAAGAATTAGCAGATGACGCTGAATTTGGCTTGCCGCCAACGAAAGGGGAAGATAATGATTAAATACGATTTAAACCCGTTTAATTTAATTCTTGATGTTGTTAATAAATTATATCCAACGTTTGATATCCGCATATCTTTTGTGCCAGACGAAAAATTTAAAAAGTTAATGCAAAGATGGGGTGCAAACGCAAAAGACACAAATGACGCTTGCGGCGTTACCGTTTTTGATGATCGGGGAAAGCCGCCATTGATTTTTATTAACGCAGAAATCCCGTGTTGGGCTTCAGTTGAGATTATTTCGCACGAAGTTGCGCATGTTGCGGCAGGAGTAAATGCTGGTCATGGTAAAATATGGCAGGCTGAGTTTGATAAAATTTACGACGCATATTGTTCTGCTCATAAAGCGATAGAATCTGAGCTGTAAGAACAACTTAGTTTTAAACTGGGTTGAACGCCTCGCAGTAATGCGGGGCTTTTCTTTTGTCTATCAGATTTTGCTGACTTTAATAGACAAAGTGGTTTGATGTTAATTTGTGATAAAGAAAAAGCCCCTTTCGGGGCTGGTGTTAGGATTTGATTAGCTACCGATCACATTGCACATCATAACTTCACCGCAATTCTCAGACATAATCTGTTTCAGCGCATTAGTTGCATCGTCAGTGGTTGCGTTAATATCGCAGCAAAGCTTGATTTTTGCAGTAAGAAAGAAAACTTTCGTCTGTTGCGGTTTTTCTTTGGGTTCTGGCTTTTCTTCTCGTTCCATTTCGGCAAGTGCAAGTTCAATGGCTTGTTTTCGGCGTTGTTCTTCTGCATCTGCGGCTCTGTTTTCTGCTACTGTTGCCGCTAGTCTTGCCTGTTGTAATTCTTCTGCCGCTTTTCTTGCGACTGCATTGGCTTCATGTTCAGCTTTCAACCGTTCACTCTCAGCTTTCTGTTTTGCATCTTTCAGTGCCTTTGCAGCGGCTTCGGCGGCCTCTTTTTCTTTGCGTTCTGCTTCTGCCTTCATTCGTGCCTCAATAGCCTTCTGGCGGCTGATTTCAGTATCAATCATGCGATTCAGCTTGTCGGTGTAAATTGCTTCAGGTTCACGCACAAAGGCCATGATTGCATCAGGGTTGATTGCAGGTTCAAGCCCGGCGCGTTTGCAGATACTTTCGAGATTCGCGATACGCGAATTAACGGTATCCTGCACGTTTTTATCAGCCTGCACCATTTCAAGAACTGCATCGGCAGCTTTCTTTGTCAGCTTCATATTGCCGGTCAAATTGCTTGATATTGCGAGCTTTTCAATGTTTGCGGTGCGATATTCTAGCGATACCGCAAGCGCCTCGTAAAGGCGCGTTAATTCTTCGGTGAGTAGCTTTTTGCAAAGCTCTCTGACTTTGTTTTCGTATACTTCGGTTTGTTCGATGATTTTCGCTCTGCCGTTCAGAATCAACGTTGTCAGCTCTTTTACTTTGGCCTCAAAAGCAACGATGGGCGCTTTAAACTCGGTTGCTTTGGCCTTTCTTACATCGTCTATTTGCTTTGCGAGTTTGTTTAGGTCGGTTGCCATTTTCTTGGCTTCTGCAAGGTTTTCATCGGTTACGGCGATTTCAAAAGTTTTCAGGTTCTCGATAAGTTCGGCTTTGATTTCTTCAAAGTTGCCGGTAATGTCGATTGGTGACGCGGTGATAATCAGTTCATTCATAGAAAATACCTCATTTCATAAAGTTAAGTTATTAAAACACAAATTAAGTCGGATTTCAAGCGTTTTTGCACGATAACATTCTCAATGTTAAAGTGCAGATTTCTTGTTATTCCAGTATTCAAAATCTTCAATCTCAGCCGCAAGCACGGCAAAAGCAAAATATACATCTTGCTGCGTTTCTTGCGCGTGGTTGATAGTATTTACCGCTTTTTCAATTTCGATGCAATCCTGCCCCGTTTCCTGCGTTTTGCAGCGGCGAATTATCGCAAGGGCGAGCGTCATTAGTTCGTCGTTAGTCATTTTTAACTGACCTGTCATAAAGCACGACATTAACACACGCTGCAAGATTTAAACAGCCATTCATCGGGATATAGATTTTATCACGGCAAAAATCAGTTATTTGCTTGCCAAGTGTGCCATCTTCAGGGCCAAAGATATAAAAGGCGCGTTTTGGGTGCTTATAATCTTTGAGCGGCACCGCCCCTTTGACAAAATCAACCGCGACCGGAACGCAATCAAAGGGTATAATGTCGTGCAGATTTTCAACCATAAACAATGGCAATCGCTTATGTGCTTTGATAGTGTCGGTAATTGCCTTACGGTATCTTGCGCCGCTAGCGGCTACAAAATCAGCCTCAAAGCAACCGGCAGCTCTTAAAACACTGCCAATATTGATATGATTTTTGGGATTAAAAAGGCCAATTCCACAATAACCTGTTTTCATTCTTTTACCCCCAACTCATGAATTTTGTATTTACAAACCGATGAGCTATAAATTAGGCCAAGGCCGTGACTCATAGGCTTATCGGCGCGGGATTCTACCCACAAGATAGCAGAATCAAGGTCTTTAAAGGCAAGCGTAGAAAGTTTGTCGTTGCCTGTGATTGCGTAGATTTTCATGAGTTTTGCCATGCTTCCAATTTTTCTATGATTTTCTCAAGCTGTTTTGCTTTTTTATTTTCGCCCAGCTCAATTAGCTTATACATAAGGCGTGATAACTCTGATTTTGGTTTGTTTGCATCAATTTTGATTGCTTCTAGGTATGTCATTTTAATCTACCTTTCCACCAATCTTCAATATGATCGCCGCAAATCTCAACGACCGCGTAAAACGCACCAACGCCTAATACTACCATTAACAGAGCGATAAAGTTAAACATTGTTTTTCCTTTCAGCAAGCGGGGCTTGCACCTCGTTTTTTATTTCGTAACCTATGATTCAATATTAACAAGGTCGCCTGTAATTTGCAAGCATTATTTTAAAAATATTTTTCAGAAAAGTAAAAAGCCCGCCGAAGCGGGCCTTAAATCAATCTCTGCCGTGTATTAGATTAAAAACATGCCTTGCATACCGTTCAGCCTGTTCGCGTGTTGTCATGTCTGAATGAACTATGAAAGCATCGCCTTTAAACGTGCTTTTATCATCAAGCGCCGGGTAGGTAGCGACGCTTCTCTTGTAATCATCGCTTGCGTCAAAGAAAATCACCGCTACTTGCTGCATGTTAGCCCCTTTTCTTTGTTACCGGGCAAATCATGGGTGAAACTTCTGCGACAACCCTCAAAATAACAAACTTCTGATTGTGCTTTTTGCAGAGTCTTTCGGCCTCTTTGATTGCGTCGGCTTCTGAATAGTGCTGTTTTGGCACACTTGAGGGTTTCAGGCCGTCGGGTTCTGAGAGGCATACGATGAATTTGTCGGCATCGCATCTGATTACCGGCATTAGATTGCAAGGCATTTCCTCAAACGTTACGATATGCTTCGTGCTGACATAATCACACTCATGCCTTGAATCAATTATTTTGCACGGCTTGTTATCAACCAAAACCGTTTTATTACCAAGCATCATATCAAGCGGGTTTAGATATGGCTGACCGTAAATCTCGCTTGTTACGTTTGGCAATGGTAATTTGCTTAATCCGGGTTCTTGCTTTGCATTAATTTCTCTGCGTTTCAAGATTGGCAGGCCGTTTCTTGTGCTTTCAATCTTTTTCGGCACCACCACATACTCAACCCCATCAATCACGATTTTTTTGCCATAAACGCTCATTTCTTAACCCCCACGTTTTTAATCAAATTCTTATCGACCAACACCGCGCCAGTATCGAAATAGTCACCGCGCTCGCAACCAACACAGAATAACACAAGTATAATCAGAATTACAAGCTTCATCTGTAAATACTCATATAATTGAGATAGCTGATGATTGCATTCAGCTTGCTATCAAGCTCTGCCGTTGTTGAACCAACTCGACTGTTTATCATTGTTTCGATTTCCTGTTTTGCAACAACCATTTCTGCGGCAATTTCAGCGCGTGTTTCGTCACCCTCTTTGTCGATCTGGCTTGAAATGGGATTATTGCACCCGGTTAGAAGTAAAAGGCCGATTAGTAGCAGTTTTTTCATTTTGTTTTCTCCCTTAAATCTTCTTTCAAACGTCTTAAAAACGATTCTTCGCCTTCGGTCTTAACGATAAAAACGTCTACATCAAGATCACCGCCGGAAATATGCAGGGGTTCAACCTGTGGGTTGATAACGCCGGTTGATTCATCGAAAGAACCGTTTACGCCACGGAAAGCAACGCCGGGGAGTTCACCTTCCTGATTGTATTTGTATGCAGAGCCGTTAATGGTTTTGAACGGCAGAATCTGCATGAGACGGTTAGACATGGCAAACATTTCAACGATGTTTGCTTCTACGTGCTGACCATTTGAGCGGTGAATCTTGGCAGATTCAATAAGAGTAAGAGCCATTTTAAAATTCTCCTGTTATTTGTTGTCGATTCTGACAACTAACTTCGTTTCCACTAGATTAGCTGCCGCTTGCGTAAAAATTTCTGTTTGTCAACCGGGCTGACTTTGGGGTCATTCAGATAGGCTTCATCGGCGTTGTTAATGCCCTTGCCGTTTCGCTGCATACCGCCGCCTGCTACGCCTGTTGATTTCAAAATTCTGTCACGGTCAGGGTCACGCTT